CCTGCGCTACGCGCACAGAAGCTCTTGCGGCGGGCCGCATCCACCTTGTTCTTGGGATTAGGGGCAGGGGGCTTCAGGTTAGAGCCAGTAGCGCGATTGTAATCAGCGCGGCCCTTAGCTGTTAGCCCTCCGGCTGGGTCCTTGTGCTCTTTCTTAAAGGCAAAGCTCTTCTTCTTAGCCATAGTTAATGCTCTTCTAATTTCACCATCATCATACTCAACGTAATTGGTTAATAGTAGGTGTTAAGTACCTGGGCAATTAATTACACTCATGATTGACACAGCATTAGTAATTGTGTTAAAATTAAAACAAACAAGGGTTAGTGGCCGAGTAGTCGAAGGCGACAGACTGTAAATCTGTAGATTTAATTCCACGCTGGTGCAAATCCAGCTTAACCCATTAAAAATAATAACCATAGGAGTAAATCAATGGACGAAACAGTCACAGTTTATATCACTAAATATGCTTTAACAAGTGGTATTATAAAGTGCAGTGGAAAAATCTGCAATCAGGTATTTTCCCCGGATAATCCCCGTAAATTTAATGTGTTAATGCTAGACGGATTTACCTCAAAAGAGTACGTGCTAACGGAAACAGAAGCTCAAAAAGTCTTTGAAGAAAAGAGACTTAAAGCAATTAAACAAACTGAAAGAAAACTTGAAAAACTGAAGAATCTAAAAATGCAACTCAATGAGTATTAAATGAATTTATTAACTCGTGACTGGTGGCATAATTTAATAGGTACTAGGGACGGGAATTGAACCCGCAAAACTTAATTAAATCTACTCCTGACGAAACGCCCTTCCCTCACTCAATCTTTGCCAAGTTCGGTGGATTCGCAAATTTCAGTTTTGAAACAAAAAACAAAGGTATTTTTTGCATTAAGTCCCTTTTCGGTTGAAGGCTCCGTTTCAGCCTTTAGCTACCAAGCTACCCTAGCATTTCAATTATATCAGAGGCTTCTAAAATTGTCAATCCTAAGATAAATAATTTTAATTATGGTAAAGTAATATAGAACACCTAGAAAAGTTAAAGTAAAATTATGAAAATAACCCTGATCTTGACTTTACTCTTAATTTCTGCGTGGGGATTTATGCTAATCACTAAAGGATTGTTTTGTGTGAGTGATGTAACTTTTGATCAAACAAGTGCAGATTTTGAAATCCTTTGTAGATTTACATGGGGAACAATAAAGAAATAACCGACAATACAACTCAGGAGTAAAACAATGAACACTCAAACCTATCGAATATTAATCGATTCAAGCTACGATGAGTTACCAAGAGAAGCTAAGCATTACGTCAATCGTTTGGTAAATAAAGCATCAAAAAAACCCTTTGTATCGACAGTGTTAAAAGGATTTTATGACAGCGCAATTAAATCAGACGATATAGATGCACTTTTAAGCAGTGCATTTATTGACGCTGATCAGGACAGAAAAGTAGGGTGTTTTTGGTACTTAAAGACAAGAATATTACTGGTTGTTTTTTCGCTACTAGCAGGTGTGACAATACCTAAGCTTCTTAAGAAAAACTATTGTCTTTTTCTACAATCTCTTGTTATAGCTAGTTACCTTGCAAAGGAAGGTTATGTCAATGAATCTCCCTTTGATTGGGACTACGAATAAACTAAGAAACAGCTAAAATAACCTAAATGAACCAAAAAATTGACTATTACGCACGCAATCCTCAAATTTCATTGATGTCAGATAAACTAACGAATGTAGTCGGTAATACAGTTTTTCCTTTTTCTGATAAAGAAGAACAGCTAAAATTTTTTAGTCAGATGCTTGAAGAGCTACTAGCTATATCATCTGTACCAAAATATACACCAGAGGGTATTGCATTGAATACAATTAAAGCCTTACTATCTGAGTTAGATTAGTGCAAAATTAGCTATTAGTTATTAGTTAAAAAATCAAATCAATTAGGAGTAACTCACTATGTCATTCTTAAAGCCGCTTGTGTATAACAAAACTACTTCTGAAATTTCAGAAGTCAAAGAATTTCAGTTAACAGACAATGTTATTTTTGTTCTTCTTTCTAATGGTTATCGAATTAAACAAAAAGATTTTGAAAAAGACTGGGAATACGTTAAACCGCTCAAAAGTTAATAAATAAAAAACAGAGGGTTGTCCCTCTGTTTTTTTGTTATGCTCCGTTTTGGCCTTTAGCTACCAAGCTACCCTAGCACTTCAATTCTATCAGAGACTTCTAAAATTGTCTTTGCATGACTACCTATGTTCTTTATTATTATTCATGGTTTGAGTGGCTCAGGTAAGACTGAAGCCTCTAAGTGTTTATCTAAGTTACTGGGGGTACAGGAGATCCATCCTATAGCTCCGTGGAAGCGCTTCATGGAGAAATACTATGGATTGCCAGAGGGGGCCCTCGATACAACAGAATACAAGGAGTATACGCCCAATGGTATGAATATAACCATGAATCAGTTCATGGTTAATCTCTATCACTTCATGAGAGAGAATGACCGTTACTTCTCTAGTCGTATGATGCGGACTGAGATACAGCGCCATATTAGCGAGGGTATACCTACTGTTCTATTGTCCTTACGTAACCTAGAGGAGGTAGAGGTAATAGAGAGTATGCTATCTACATTGATTAATAGATGTTGTATAGTAATCAATATAAGCCGCCCGTCTGAGCAGGTACTGAGTAGTGATGTTAACTATCAGGCTATTAAGGACCGTCTGGCTCGTCTTGATGAGGCGGGCGTTCATTATATAGACATAGTTAATGACTACCGTAGAGTATCAGACTTGAAGAAGGCACTAGAGGGATTGCTTAAGATTTATGTCAATACTAGATAATAGACCGTGGTACTACGTTATATATGAGGGCCCCGATTCTTATATAGGTGTCACTGATTATCTCGCAGCCGTGGCGTATGATAGGCAGCCTAGTCTAAGTTTTATGACGCAACAGAGTAGATTACTCAATTACCTGAAGAAGGGCCGCGCAGATTATAAGGCTAGTATCCGCCTAGCCCGTGCTATTAGGCCCGCTAGTGTAGCAGGTTATGGTAACTATCTAGTAAGACAGAAGGGACACCTATCAGTTATTGAGCGGTGTGATGTTAGTACTCCTCATAGTCATAAGTATTTGAAGTCCGCGCGGGCCGAGTTGATTATCTATCTCGAATGCGAGATGAACCGATGGAGTAAAACAATTAGGACTATACGGAGATTAGATGCAGATAACGTTCAACGGCCCCTATCAGATGCTGCTGGGTCCAGCAGGGAGTGGTAAGACAACATACATACAGAGTTTGAGTAAGGCCCTCATCACTAGTAGTACCGGCGTGAGCGCTATTAATGCAGGTGGTACTACTATTCACGCGGCCCTCCAGTTCTTCGACACTACTAGTCTATTACGCTCCGCTTCTAGTGGAAAGCTGACCACTCAGCTACAGGCTATATCTAATGCATTTGATACTCTAGTCATAGACGAGATCAGTATGTTACATGGCCCTCAACTAACTATTATCCATCACGTAATGGAGAAGAGTAACATAAATATGAATCTCCTACTCGTGGGAGACTTCTGTCAGTTACCACTAGTACCAGATAAAAAGGTCACTAGCACGCCAGTCTATCAAACAGACTGCCTACAGAGCTTCGATATACAGTACTTACGAGAGGTCAGGCGCCAGAATGACCCCGGCTTTATACAGGCGCTGACTAGCGTAAGAGAAGGGCGGCCTCACGAAGCAGTAGATTGGTTCATAGATAATGTAGAGTTTGTCAATCAGCTCGAAGATAACTACGCAGGTACTACTATCCTGCCTACTAATGATAGTGTAGATAGATATAACGCCCTGCACCTAGCACAACTAGAAGGGCCTAGTCGCCTCTATACTAAGAATTACGTTATACCGAAGGGGGGGAGGACCGCTCCTGAGTGGGGCCAAATACCTGAATCAGTAGAGCTAAGGAAAGGCGCGCGCGTTATTCTACTTCGTAATAGACTACCTACATACGCTAATGGCGATATCGCCATAGTCAAGGAGCTCATGACTAATACTATACTGGTGACAGTAGAACGTACCGGTCAGGAGACTATCATTGAATACGTGACACGAGATAATAAAGAGCTCGGCACTAACAAACTATTGGGCCGCTGCCACTACTTACCCGTTAGACTGGGCTATGCCCTTACTGTCCATCGTAGTCAGGGGCTCACGCTTAATAACGTACAGGCTCGTCTCAGTAATTTACGTTGGCTCAGCGGGGGCCTCTATACTATTCTTAGTCGTGTACGTCACTATAGCGGCCTCCGCCTGATAGGTACACGATCCGCCTTCTGTGATAGTTGCTATATAGAGCCCTCTATCCTTAAATTCTATAATCGGTTAGGTACTAAATCATGATGTTAGATTTACTTAAATACTTGCGGGGGCGTATATCTGACTTCCGCGAACCATATCAATCTCATACGGCCCTTGGCGATGAGATCTTATGCTGGTTTCATGGCACCCGTCGTCTCGCGTGTATTAGATGGATTAATGGTGGTTATTGTATTATCCCTAACTACCGCCCTAATCTATTGAGCATCTTATCTACATTCAAGTCGGCTCAACAATACAATGACGAGGAGGCACCTGATGCCGTATACGAGGCCTACAGAAATCTATTTGATAACAATGGGTGAACTACTGTAAGGTAGAACCTTTCATCTATTATTAGTGGCCCCCCTTGCACTTTGGCAGGGGGGTTCTATTGTCTATAGCCCCAGTCTATTGCATGGCACTAACCAAAGAATCTGAATTTAAACCTAATTGTTAATCTAAGGGAAAGATAAAATGCATCAAAATATAAGCACCGATGAAGCTATCAAGCTACTCAAAGAGGATGATAATGCTGATTGGTCATGGTCGGGCGCTGAGGCTTTAGTTGGGTATCTAGAAGATTTAGAGGATAGCCTTGATGAATCTATCGAATTTGATAGAGTCGCTATCCGGTGCGAGTATTCAGAATACTCTAGCGCCCTAGAAGCGGCCGAACATTACGGCTTTATACCAGAAGATGATGAGGATGAGGATGATGTAGAGTCATCTGCTATTACTTATCTAGAAGACAAAACAACAGTAATTAAATTTGAGGGGGGCGTTATTATTCAACAATTTTAATTAATTAGTTAGATATAAAGTATCTTAACGAGTATTCTTGTTAGTCTATTCTTATTACAACATATTGTCGTCTATACAGAGGGTATAAATGCTTACTGAATTTTTGCATGATTGGGTCAAGTCTGAGCCTCACATTTGTCGGTATGGGTGGGGTACTTTTCGGAATACCTTTTTTATCCAACTATCTTGGGGTGATTGTATTTCTATCTCTACCTCTGATCCTGATCCCTTTTTGTTAGATCGGGGGTCGCTTGCTAAGTTGATCTATTTTTTCCAAATGCGTCTAGATAGCTCTGGTTATGGTTGGGTTATTCAACGATTACCTAATAGTTATACTGTGACAGTTAGTGTGAACCCCAATATTTACGAGACTTCGCGTTGTTTTGTCTCTCGACAAGAGTCTCTCATTGAGGCTTTGCTAGAGGTGTATTTAAAGGTGGTTGCTTATAAGAAAAAGTCGTTTTACGTCCAGTAAAAGAGGAGGCACCTGATGAAAGAGATTAGTACAAATTATTGGGCGCCCCATAATCATTATGGGGCGCCTCATAATGATTATCTATGGGACGCACCTATACCTATTACTAACCCGCCAATAGCAAACGGTGATACTTTATACTATAGGTTCTACGTTTATAATGCTGGGATGTTTTATTATATACTGACACTGTTCGCTAAGGACAATTTCTATAAAGATAATTAATAGTACCAAAAGGAAACATTTGTTGAAAAAGATTAATCCAAACTATTGGGCGCCCCATAACGATTATGGGGCGCCGTATTATGAATGGGACGCGCCTATACCTATTACTAACCCGCCAATTTTAGCAAACGGTGATACTGTATACTATAGCTTCTACGGTTATAATGTTGGGGGGCCCTCCAAGTTTTACGATAGACTGGCAGGAAATGTATATAATATTCTATATGAGGGTGACTATTTCTATGAAGGTTATTAATTCTAATGGTTGGGCTCCTCGTAATACTAGATGGGCTCCATATTGGGGTGAACTTGTACCTATTACTAATCCTCTGATAACAAGTGGTTATAGTTTATACTATAAGTTTCATACTTATAATAATGAAGGGCTTGCTTGGTTTTATCGTAAACTATCGCCAGATGAGAATGATTATCTCTATGAAGAAGATTAATT